TCCTTATACTGCATTACTTTAATGGTAGGCTCGCCTCTTAGCTGTAAATCACCAGGAACGATAAACTCTCGCTCCTCTGTGTCAGATCGATCACCGTCGTCTACGTTAAGCTCACCATAACCTGGCTTCTTAAATCTGCTAGCAATTTTATCGCCAGTGACGTCTGCGTCATCTTGATTCCATTCACCAATCTCTTTGCCATTAACTATAGCAACAGCACCACTGATATCGCCCTTAATTTCAGCACCATTTTGCTTTGCTGATCTTGACCAATCGTCCCAGTCGTAAAAATCGCCGCTTTTCTTTTCTTGTAGTTGATTACTGTGTTTCATTGCTTTACCCACAGCACCGAGGCTGCCCTCTAATTTACTATCAAAAACTTCTCTTGTAAGTTTTTGTTTTAGGTCATTGATGTCATCTTCACTAACTTCAAAGTCAGTTGGCTCGTAGTTCTCAAAATAGTCTGTGTATCCACGCTGTTTGCTAACTGACTCTAATGTGCTTTTAAGCCCATAATAACGCCCAGTTGCTTTCTCAATAATGTCTTGAGCATCTTCAGTAACATAATCATCTTTGCCTTTAACCCCACGGACAAAACTACGAAGTTCAGTCATCTCTGCCATAATCTCTGAAATATGTGCGCCAAACTCATCTCTAGGATAACCACCGTTACTTACATGGCGAGCCATTGCTCTAGCCCCTGGCAAGTAATTGTTTTCAAACTTAAATCTTTCTCCGTCACTGTTTTCAATATAAACGGCACGAATGTTTCTACTACGTGATCCCATTTTATCTTCATCAACAGTTTTGGTATGCTGAACAATTAGTTTAGCTCCATTTAAGTCTTGGTAGCTCTTTTGTCTACTCCCGTATAGTTTGCTTTCCATGGTTAGCTCTTCCTCTGTCTTATTCTGTTTTGATAGATACTCAAAATCACGTTTGTCTAACCGCTCCTTAGATATATTCTTTGCTTCGTAATTAAGCATGTTCTGTGTTGAGAACTTTCTTAAACCTTTTAAAAATCCATACCAATTATCTTTGGATTCACTATTTGCATCGTCCATAATGTTGGTTGCAAAGTAAACTTTAAGACTGCCCTCATCAACAAGGCTAACTACTACACTTCCTAGTTTGCTTTCATCATTGTGATAGTCAAACTCAAAGAAGCTGGTTTCACTAGGGATAAGAGTACGTGTGCCGTCCTCTTTGCCTAGTGTAAGGTTCTTAAACTGTCCTTTTAGTTTTTCGAATAAATCTCGTGCGGTTGTATCCATTATCATGTATTTATTAAACCTATAACATTACGAAGGGCATGGGTTGGATATCAGAATCACTTGAATCACGTATTTGACTGTCTATTTCAGGTAAAAAATTCCTAAGTTCTGTTGCCATACGCAGGGCAAGGATAGTACTCATTACAAGATCATCAGTCTCTCCAATCTTTGCTGCATAACTCCCACCACTAGCAATGAAGTTTTTAAGTTCACTTACTAATAACTTGCTGTTAATGGTTAGTCTACTAGACTCCACTAACGTTTTTAACTTACTGCATGTAGTGAGTTTGCTTCGTTGTGTTGTGTTAAATCCTTTTCTAAATCGTCTACTGTTCCCGTGTCCCTTAGTTTCACTAAGGAATACACCAGGAAAGTTTTCTTCACCTATGTCAGCAATGCTTATTAGTGCTGCTTCGCCAATAGTGTTGTTCTCTACGCTGTAGTAAACGCTGTTCTTATCGTTAGTTTCTTCAGCAATAATATTGCAAATTTGATGTAGTATCTTAATCTGTTCAGGAATAGGGGTTTTGTTATGTCTCCATTCTGCAACTTGAATCATGCTTGGCGCTTCCAAAACTTGTATAGCGGCTGGATCGCCACCTGTTCCCAGACTAGGATCAAGTGCTACTAAGTAAGTCATTCCTTTTTTAGGCTTTGCATACCATCTAACTGTGCCTTGTTTACTAATGGGTTCAGTTCCTACCATATTAGTTAGTACTAGACTATCAATTAACGTTTCGTCGTTAATAATAAACTCACAACCGTGTTCACGACGGAATCGTTCTTCGCCAATGCGTCCTAGTTCTTCTTCTTTCCATACATCGTCGCGATCAGGATGTTCCCACCAATAACTGCGGTATGCTTTAAATCCATTGATTCCAATCTCTGTTTCGTTACCGTGTGAATCAAAGCATTTGTTAGCATCGCGCCACAATAACGCAAACTGATCTTCGTCACTGTTAGGAGTACTAGTAATAATAGCACTACCACCAGTTGCCAGTGTAGGAGAGATACTAGTCCAGAATTCTTTGGCTATACTTGGTCTAACAAATGCAAACTCATCGCTGTATAGCAACGAAATACTTAAACCACGTCCTGTGTTCTCTGTAGTAGCCTGGGCAATAATACGTGATCCGTTATCAAACTCTATACTGCCTTTGTTATAACTTGTTACCCCTGCTCTAATGTGATTAGGGCATAACTCATAAGCATAGCGGATACGTTGCATGATCTCTTGCGCACCAGCATACTTGTGTGCGGCAATAAGGATAATACTATCAGGAACAAACATTGCTCGCCATAACAAGTATCCGGCCGCTGTTGTAGTCTTACCAGTTTGTCTGGGTAGCATGTTAATATTAAAGCGATAGTTGTGATAAGTTTCTAGAAGTTTTGTCTGATAATCATAGGCTTTGTATAACAACTTACCCTTAACTGGGTGCTGAATATTAAAATAGTTTTTTAAAAAATAAAAAGGACCAGTCTTAGGATGAGCGCAGGCCGCGAAATCTTCTAGTTGCTCTCTAGTAAAAGTTTCTTGCTGATTGCCCTTTTTTACTAATACTCCGTCTAAACTAACTGACACTATCTAACTCCTATAATTAAAGGCGTTACAGGTCTTGACGTAGTTATTCGAATAAATGCACTAATTAAATCAAAGTGTAGGTATAGCATATAAAATAGTTCTCTGTTTAAGATACGGCTTGCTTGCTCATAACTGCTCTTGCCGATGTTCTTATAATAGGTTTTATTTAACCCAGTTTTTTCACCATATTCAGGAAATACACCACTTAGTATTAAACAAGTGTCACCTAGCTCTTTAGCAGAGTAACTTGATCTATGGGTTAACTTAAAGTAGGATTCAGCAAAACTTTTCTGAGGTAAGAAATCTGACTTTTCAACATGACTTGATAACAAGGCAATGATGTAAGTTTCTATGTCGTCGGGTATGCTGAATCCTGTTTCAGCAACAGTTTGCTGAACTACCTTCGTAAATGCCAAGGTATACTCATCTTTCATAATATTACTTATATATGAAAAATACTAGTGCTCTTTTTTAATGATAGTAAAGATTCCATATACTAGTCCAGCATATGCTACCCATTTAATAATTGGGCTAGCAATTAGTGCTAGTACACTGAGTGCGATCAATACGCCCCCGTCCCAACTGGTTCTTTCAGATAATCTTTCTTTAACGTAATTAACGATTTTCATAGTGTCTCTCCTTTAAGGGTATCTATAGTATTACTCCATTGATCCCCAGTTTACCGGATGAGGTTATGTAAAAAAATAAATTTTTACTCGCATGTTATTTATCACTATTTTGCATAGTAACCACAAAAAAACGGTGTCTGAAAAAACAGACACCGTTCGTTTCTTGTAGTATAAGCTAAATTATATTTAACTTACGACTGTGCAAACGTTGAAACGTTAGCAGCAACGCCAGTTCCGGAAGATTCGGTACGAGCTTCTGCCCACCAGGCAGTTCCGTTAAAGGAAAACTTGATGTAACTTCCAATTCCTGGTCCTGCGTTAGTAAGCCCAATCATGTTAAGGAAGTCGTCAGCTGTTCCGTCAGCAACGTCAACTGACTTAATAAGACCTATTGCAGAACCTGTGTCTCCTCTAGTCCTATATACCGCAGATTTAGCAGCATAAAACTCACCAGCTGTACCAAACTTCATAGTTTGACCATTGGATGCAACTACCTGATATTCGACGTAAATAACGTCTCCTAATTCTGAGTTAGCCGCTGTTGGCAATGTTGCTGTGATGGCGTTGCCATCTGCTGGAGTGAGGTAGCAACTATTTTTTACCATTGCTGCTGCAAAGCCGTTAGCCATTTGCAGTTTTGCAGTATTTGAAAATCCAGAGAATCCAGTTGGGGTAGCATTAACTACAGAATCTTGTTTAAGTGGCACACCACCTGCTGTTGATCCGTCTGAGATTTTAAAGCTGTTTGTGGAATCGTCGAAGAACAAGTCTCCGTCTTTTCCTGTGTGTGATCCAATCGCCTGATTGACGACTTTTGCACGAATTTTTCTTAATGACATTTTTTTTCTCCTTTAGAGTTTATGACGTCCTAGGTCTACAGAGTTTAGTCTCCATAAGTCTCACACTTTGATGAGCACATAGTATTTATGTTGGGGTCAACAAAAAACCCCCCATATAGGGAGGTTTCGTGTTTGTATTGGTATATAGTTTAGTCTTCTTGGCTTAGTTCTTCAACAAACTTATCGTACTTTGCATAAAAACTATCAAACGAGTTTTCACGAACTGCCTGTGGCTGTTGATTCATTGGATTGTCACCGCCTGCGGCAGCAGCAAACATCTTTTTAGGACCGTTCAATCCACCACTGAGACCAATAAGTTGCTCCTCAGCATCCATGTATTCTGCATCTGGCTCGTTAGCATACTCTTCTACTTTTTCAGCGTAGTTTGTGTAGCCTGCTAACTGCATAAGTTCTGCTAGTTCATTAACGTTAATTTCAACAGTCTCGTCAACAATGTCTTCTTCGACTGCTTCAACAGTTTCGTCAACTACTTCATCTTCATGAACTTCTTCAACACCGTCATCAGCGTCTTCTTCAACAGCCTCGACTGCTTCTTCAACTGCCTCTTCTTCTACTTCTTCAACAGCTTCTGTCTTGCCTTTTTTAGCATCCAACATCTTTTGGAAGGCATCTTTTTGAGCCTGGCTTTGCGCTTCTATAATAGGCTCAACATTTTTCTTAACTACGTGTTTGCCTGCGGCATCAATACCACGTTGGATATCTTCGTTATCGTATCCAGCTTCTGCAATCTCTTGCAATTTTTTCATTACATCAATCATGTGCATTGTATTATTCCTTCTCAGCAAACTCGTACTTACGAATTTCTAATTCTTTTAACATATTTTCGTTATACTTATCACCAAAGTGGTCGTCAACTTTTATGTCAGCGGCATCTTTGTATTCGACATCATCAAGTTTAGCAAGATATTCGTCGCCTTCTTCTTGAATTGCCTGTTCACGAGCTATTTCTTCTGGATGATCTTTGTTAATTACAACTAGCTGATTTGCAGGAACACCTACAGACTGGCTAATGTACTCATAAAGTTGGTTTGCAGACACTGGATATTGTAGTTCTGCATCCATAATATAAACTTCAGCATTTGATAGTGTCTGGAAATCCATTGGGTGTTCTTGGATAGGAGTTTTCTTAGGCTTGCTAAGGCTCTTCATATCGTATTTTTCAAGAGCAGTTTCTAACCTATCCATAACTTCGTCTTCGATCATATTAGCGATCTTAATTCTAAAGTTATAAGTGTGCTCGCTCTCTGTTAAATACTGTGCTAAACTTTTCATTTTATGTAATCATCCTGTATTATATTTATACTTTCTTACCTAGAATTTCGTTAAGAAGAGCAGTACGATCCATTATAACACCCTGTCCGTCTGCTGCTATTGTGTTTGGATCGTCTTCTTTAGTCTTAAAATCATGGGTTGCTTTCTTTAATTGTAGCTCTACCATCTTTAGTTTCTTGTTAATCTTATTGGTTTTTGCTGTTAGAGCAGTATCCAGCATGCGACTAGCGTTATTAAAAATCTCACCACTAAATCTAGCTTCTACGTTCATTCCCAGGTCCATGAGATCGTCAAACGTTTTTCTAGCAGTTGATGCAATGTCATCTAGTTCATTATCACTAGTTTCTAAGTCACGTATCGTTGGAAGAGCTGCATCAATCTTGTCTACTGCGGCTAATGTATGTTGTATCTCAGGCAGTTTTTGTTTTTTAGGAACACTAGTATCTCCGTTAGTGATACTAAGATTTTCTTCAACAGTTATCTCTGGAGTATCGTGATCTGCTAAATCAAAGAGATTTTCTAATTTTTTTGTCATACAAGTACTTATCTACGCTTTTTACCTTGGTGGAAAATATCTGCCTCGTTAACTATTCTAAAATGCAACCCTTTGTGTTTGCACCATTTTGCCGCAGATTCCCACTTAGCATGATTAATTGCTATCGAAAGTCTATCTCGTTGACTTGTTTTCTCTGTTAATGATGTTTGGCTCTTTGGTTTTATCTCAATAAGCTCTCCGCGACGTTTGCCGTCTTTGCCTTGATAAATTATTACAAAGTCAGGAACATATATACTGTGTTTTCCTGTTAGCGGATTTCTATAAGGTATCTGAATACTCTCACTAGCCCATTGTATTACACTTGGATGATTGTCAGCAAACCGCATAAACGCATGTTCCCAACTACTTCTATAACGTGGCGGTTTATTTCCAGCATACTTGTCACGGTTAGCTACTTCGTAGAGTCCGTTTGCCCACTTACTAGCCATGGTTTAAGTTTTTACCTGTTGCTGTACCGTTGGGGGAGGAGTTTTGTCGTTAACAAATCCTAATAGGCTTGTGCCTTTTCTACTAGCATTAAGAAGCAGTGGGATTGTAACTTTTGTATCGCTGTTCTCAAACTTATCTATAACGTCAGCGGCATAAAGTTGTAGCTCATTTACAGCATTTAAAATTCCTGCTGTTAGGCTAGCAGCCGCTTCTTCATTACTGGTACGGGTAACACAAAAACTCTTAACCAGTTCATATTCATTGTCGGTAAATTTTCCAATAGGAGAGAATTGTGTGGTAAAAAATTCACTAATTCGTTGATCAAGATTGTCCTGGGGGTTTGTTAATGGTAATGCGGTATTCTGTGTTGTCATGTTGATATCTTTTTAAATTCTAATTGGAGTCGAGTTTTTAATTGATTTATTTCACCTATAATAATACTATTTTCTGAGTCTGATTTAAGTTGGGTTTCAAGTATACTAATTCTATCCTGTACTTCTGTTAATTTTTGCTTTCTAGATCCTTGAAAGTTCGGAGTAACTCTCTCAAAGGCACTTAAATTTTTTCCGCTACCAGGTGAAAATGATCCATTCGGGATAGTAGTTGCGTTTCCTAAGTTAAATACATCCGATACAAAATCTGTAACCCCGTTAAAGGCTGTTGAAAGAATATTATTACCATTGCTACTTATTGTATTAGGAATACTGCTAGCAGATTGCGGAAAGGTTCGATCTACCGGAGAACCCGATGGTGATGTAGGCGAACCCGGTATTGATGTCTCAAATAGGTTAGGCAATATAATATCAGATAATGGATTTTTGCCGCGCAAAACACTTCCGACAACTCGTTCTAAGTCTTTTTCTAATACTCTTCCGAGATCAACGTCTTTAGTGTTGTTAAAGACAACCCCGCCTTTAATTATAGCACCCAGGATATTTCCGTTAAACAGATCAGTTGCCACAGAATTTGCCGCATCAACAAGTCCACCTTGGAAAAATATACTATTAGTTACGCCGCCGCCAAAGACGCCAAGCGGACTTGGAACCTTATCGTAATGTATGTCACTAAATCCTTTAGGATTAATATTGTTTACAAATCCTGTTGCATACTTCACAGTCTCATATTGAATTGTCATATTATGTTGCATTACACTAGTGTTTGCATAACTATGACTGTCATGCCCAAAGGCAGTAAGCAAGGGGTTCACAAGAGTATACTCTGCAAATCTTTTTTGCAACATAGTGTACACTCTAATATCTTTAAAGAATCGTTGATTTCCGTCGCTCAATCCATAATCGTTGCCTCTATATCCACCATATCTATCATTAGTGTCATAATTGCCGCTTCCCAGGGAATACTTACTGTCGTTATAGAAAAAATTAGCATACGTATGCAGGAAACTTCTAATTAAATCTTTCTGATCGTCATGAAATGTTACTGTGACAGGATTATAGTTTAACTTGTGTTGACTGTGTACCTGTCTGTTATACTGATTATGTGTTTGAGTGTCAATATTAAATGTAGGGAGATCAATAGTCTTGACCAACATATTAATTTCTAACTTTTCAACATTATTAAAAAGTCTAGCTGCTTGAGGCGTAAGGTTAAAAACTACATGAAAGAGGTTACTAAAGCGTGGCTGTAGCTCGTAGTTGTTATCAATAAACAACCGTGACGCATGTTGAAAATCTTTAATCTGGTCGCCTTTTGCAAGGGCAGTTAGAATAGTGTTAGCATTAGCCACAGATATCTCCTTATTACAACTATTTATGCTATCAGATTATGTGTATACTTTACAAAAAAAACCCCCTGAAAGATTCAGAGGGTCTTTAAAAATGTAAAGTAAAAGTTATTAACCAGTAACTGTTTGGCCAAGAGCTCTTGCTACAGTAGCACCTACACCATCGCCAATCGGGCTTTGGATAGCATTATCATATCTAATGCTTGCTGTAATAGTTACAGGAGTTGCTTCTGCGTAGTTTAGGTCATTGTAGTTAACGTTAGTTAAGAAACAACCATATAATTCCCAGGTTTCAAGAACGTTTGCTACACTAGCACCGTTGCCGCCGTCTAGTACTTCCATGCGGGTAATAAACTTATAGTCAATACCAGAACTTGCACTAGCTTGTTCCATAATATCGAACTGCTTCTGTACTTGCTCTCCAAGTAGTCTGCTAACGCTACCGTTGACGTCGTCACGGAAGGTAACTGTAATTGGATCCCATGAATGTTTACCAGCAATATATGCACGGCTGTTATAAACTGGAATTTCGATCTCTTCGAATGTTAAGTTTGGACGGGTAATATCCATAACTTGCTTAGTTAATTCTGTACGGGGAGTAGACACGCCAAGATTTTCAAATAACGCACGAAAGCGATACTTTAGCTTGGGCATTAATAGGCCCTGTGAAGTGGCAGATTGATCACTATCTAATGGTACAGTGAATTTTGTTAATGATGAAACGGACATATGTCGTGTCTCCTATATTATCTATTAATATTATTTATCTAATCTGGTCCACAAAAAATGGGGAGTAATTTGCATACCCCCCATTAATTTCGTTGTTTATAGTACTTTAAACGGCACCTGCTGCAGCTATATTACCTGAAGCAATTTCACCTGTGTTCTTGAGGCGGATTGGAATAAAGATAAATTCCGCAGCCTTTGTAGGTTCAATAGCAACGTCTACGTAAAGCTCATTTCTGTCAATACGTGTAGGAGTGTTATTAGTGTCATCACAAACTACCAAGTAGTCAAAAATTCCACGCTTTGCAACCAAGTCGTTCATAATTTGTTCAACTTGTTCTTTAAGTTCATCACGGGTAATCTTGTCATTTGGTTCAAATACAAATCCAAGTGCAGTTGCCTGTAATTGAGAACGTAAATAGTTTGTTAACCGTGATACGTTAATTCTATCTAATGAACTAGTAACAGCTGCGCGAGTCTTGTTACCGTAGTTCATTAATCCAACGCCATTAAAGAATGTAATTGGGTTAATCCTATTACTGTAAAGTGTATCACGTAGTGATTCTCTGACGTTGTCTACTACAAATTCACCAGTTGCGGCGTTAAGGAAGCCAATTGCACTGACATTATCAATTAGTCCACGTCTCGTTCCTGCTGGAGCAAACCATTGGAAGCTCTGGTCGTCACTTCTAGCAATAGTTCTAAGCATCATGTGACTTGCTGGAACAATAATAGTGTTTCCACTAAGATCAGTTGTCTGTGCTGGTGGATAAAACACTCCTAAGTATGGATCAGAAGTAACTAGCCCGTCCTCACTGTTTCCAGTGTCTGCAGCAGTATTGCTTGCCCAGTTTTGGATTGCAGTACTAGTAGCTGCAAGTCTAAGACTTGTATC